TAAAATTTGAGAACGGTAATGATAGATATGTAAATTTCACCCACCCAGATCAAATAAAAGATGATATAAATTTATTGGACATACGTTTACATCCACAATCATTGGTATTCAATAAAAAAATAATGATTAATAATGGATTTAATGATGGAATTGATATAAATTCATACCTCCATTATTATGCAACAACAATCATTAGTCCACATGAATTTTATCCAAAAGGCATGGAAGTTCTTTCTAATAAGTTCTATAAGATAGAAGATTTAGGCCATGTTATTCCACTTGCAAATCAATTAGAATGGGCAAAAGGCATTGCAAAATATGTATTTAGATTAAAACCCTTTGATTTCATATCACAAAAATGTATAAACTACTGTAACGATTTTATAGAAGTATTCCATGAGATAGAAAAAAATCATATTGTTGTTGATGACGAGATAAAAAAACAAAACTATATGTGGTATACATCAACGGGCAGACCAAGTAACGCTTGGAGAGGATTCAACTTCGCAGCCATGAATAAGAAGGACGGAACTCGTGATAAAATCCGTTCAAGGTTTGAAGGTGGAAAGATTGTCCAATTTGATTATGATGCGTTTCATATAAAATTATTGGCAAAGATATTGGATTATCAATTTGATTACCACCCATACGAACAGATACGAGAGGAACTTGACATTGATATGGATTATGACCAATTCAAAGGAAAGGTGTTTCAAAACATTTATGGAACAATAACTTATGAATTTATGGGACATCCTTTTTTCCAAACAGTTCAAGCAATGATTGATACCCTATACGAACAATATAAAAATGGGCCTGAAGTGAAATCATGGTTTTATGAAAAGAGATTCCGTGATATTCAAGATGTAACACCGAATAAGTTATTCAATTATATTCTGCAATCATTAGAGACCGAATATAATGTCCGTAAGATAAAAACTATTCTTCCTCATTTGAAAGAAAAAGAATCAGTATTTATGATGTATCTATATGATGCCTTTGTCTTTGACATTCATCCTAATGAAATGTATTTAATAGATATTCTTCATCGTGCTTTTGAGACAGATAAAATGTCAGTAAAAATTTACGTTGGAGACACTTTTGGTGGTATTAAACAAATTTAATCTTATATTTATATGAAAGATATATTTTGAAGAAACGAGAGAGAGGTATTGAAGACTCAATTAGTTTGTACTTTCACCAAGAAACATCAATCACAAGAAACAATTGATGTGATAAGAAAGGACTTTTCACTACTAAATAATAAAATATTCATGTTTAAACCACTTGAAATAAAAGAAGATTATATGCTTTCATACAATGTGGTTATGGATTCCTATAAGAAGTTTTTACCAAATTCAATAATGGTACATCAAAAAAGAGAAACAAATACGATATACACTATAAATGCTTTAAATGAATTGATAATGAATCTGAACAACGGTATCTTGGATAAATCCTATAAAATAGAATGGGAACGATATAAAAATTGTGCCCTTTTAAAAAACAAAGAAGGATTCCGTGTAGTAAAAATAGTTTTAGTTAAAGTATTTTCTTGATGAATCGTATATTTATAGCGTACAATATATTGGTGATACTATGAAAAAAAATGAATATGAAATATTAGTTGAAAGAATAACCGACCGAGTAATGAAAAGACTCATGGAAAAGTTGGAAGTCTCGGAAGGAAATGGATTTGAAAATATTTTTGATGATTTGAAAAAAGAATTGGAAAACATAGAAATACTGCCAAATAATATTATAGACGCGAGTAAGTATGAAGAGAAGGCTATAATGGAAGCTATGAAAAATTTGGGTTATGAATATAAAAAAGCTATTGGAAATAAACTACATTTTTTCAACAAACAAAATAGTATTAGTCTTTACTTATTACAAGGAAAAAAGACAATATCATTAGTCCCATAGGATGATATATGAAAAAGAAATTAAATGAAGAATTGGGAATAACTACCGTAACTTTATTAAAATATTTAGCTTTGATAGATATTATGGAAGTATTGGAAAATAATCGTAGTATGCTTTCATACATTTTCCCAGAAGAGAAGGCAGAAGCAATACGGTCTTGGTATAGATATATGTATGATTCCTCGGTTTATAATAACAAAGATGCTAAGAAAAAACTATCATCTATAAGTTCTAGATTCTATGGGGATGAAAAATTAAGACTACTTTATAAAATACTGGCAAAACTAATAACAACAGGATTCTCAGAAGGTGAACGCGAAGAAAGGGAATCTGATGTTAGACGTATTGTGAAAAAAATATCAATCTATATTAAAAACAAATTAACTGATACAGATGACGATATAGTTGATATGGTTGATAAAATAATAGCACCTATAACAAAAACAATATCAAATAAAATAACAGATTCGTTAGATAGATACATGGAAACCGAAGATAAGGTGGATGCTACTAAGTCTTCCAAAAAAGAAAAGCAGGATGTGGACTCTGAAGATGAGGTCACACCAAAAAAAGAATCACTACACGATAACTTCTATAAGAGAAAATTGAAGAAAAAAATCCGTGAGATGATACGAACTGTTATAATAAACAGAAAATTTTCTCGATAAAAATAAAATAAAACTTGCATATTAAATATTAATTTTGTATATTTGTAAACATTAACTATGCATTGAACATTAACCGTTCAGCATTACACATTATTTATTAATTAAGGAGCTCATTATGAGTATCAACTTGGACGCGATTAAGAATCGCTTAAACTCACTTAAAAACACAAACAATCGAACATCACATATTTGGAGACCTGAACCAGGTGAACACCAAATTCGTATTGTTCCCTACCTACACAAGGCAGAAAATGCCCCATTTATTGAACTTTACTTCCATTATAAATTGAGTAAACGTTCAATTCTTTCTCCAATTTCATTTGGTAGACCTGATCCAATTGTAAATTTTGCTGAGAAGATGAAACAAACTGGTGATAAAAACGATTGGGTTATGGGTAGAAAATTAGAACCAAAAATGAGAACATACGTTCCAGTAATCGTCAGAGGTTCTGAAAGTGAAGGTGTTAAATTTTGGGGATTTGGTAAACAACTCTATGAAGAACTTTTGGGTTATTTCGCAGACGATGATTACGGAGATTTGTCGGATGTGCAAACTGGTCGTGATATTGTTGTAACTGTTAAATCTCCCGAAGAGACAGGAAGAGATTATGCAGAAACGAGTATCCGAATCAAACCTAATACGTCTCCCGTATCCGCAAATTCAGATATTGTTGAAAAAATCAAACAACATCCAAACATCACAGAATTGTATCCTGAGCCATCATATGATGAATTGAAGATACATTTGCAAACCTATTTAGGTCAATCGGATGACACCGAAGATTTGAATTACAACACTCCCAAAAAAGAAACACATAAAGAACAAGACAATGATGCCTCCACATCTTCTGGAGACGTTGGAGTTACATTTGATGACCTTTTTTAATTGAGGTAAGTTATGGCAAAAACAAAAAACGAACTATCTGATGAATTGGGTAGTTTGATAGCTGATACTATAAATAAAGAGTTTAAAGCACAAAATTTAAAGACTGCTTATTTCTTAGAAGGTGATACCGATGCACCAACTATTGTCAAAGAATGGGTAAGTACTGGTTCAACTATTTTAGATTTAGCAATTTCAAATAGGAAAAACGGTGGACTTCCTGTTGGTAGAGTATCAGAAATAACAGGATTGGAACAATCGGGTAAATCATTAGTGGCTGCACACGCACTATTGAGTACTCAGAAGAAAGGTGGATTAGCTGTTTACATAGATACCGAGAATGCTATATCATCGGAATATCTAATGGCTATTGGTTTGAATTTGAAAGAAATGTTGTATGTGCCGTTAGAAACGGTAGAAGATATTTTCGCAACGGTTGATGTCATTATTGATAAAGTACGTTCTTCTGATAAAGACAGATTGGTTACTATTGTAATCGATTCTATCGCGGGTGCATCAACAAAAACAGAAATGTCTGCTGACTTCGATAAGGATGGGTATGCAACCGCTAAGGCACTTATAATTTCAAAGGCAATGAGAAAGATTACCAATCTAATTGGTAGAGAAAGAATTTGTCTATTGATTACAAATCAATTACGTCAAAAACTAAATGCACCTGCTTTCTCGGATCCATGGACAACTCCTGGAGGTAAGGGTATTCCGTTTCATGCATCGGTTAGAATTCGTTTATCATCTATTGGTGCTATAAAATCTAAAGTAGATGGGCACGATCAAATTGTAGGTTCACGTGTTAAGGCTAAAATTGTTAAGAACAGAGTTGGTCCACCATTACGTGAATGTGAATATGAGATTTATTTTGATTCTGGAATAGATGATTATAGTAGTTGGTTGACTACCATGAAAGAATATGGATTGGTAAATCAGGCTGGTGCTTGGTATTCTTGGACTGATAAAAAATCTGGTGAAGTTATCAAGTTTCAATCCAAAGAGTTTGCTGATAAAATCCTAAACAATCCCGAATATAAAATTACTGTTTATGATGAAATTGCTGATAAAGTAATTATGAAGTATCAACAATTAGATGGTGCTAGAATTGACGATGTTATTCTTTCCGATGAAATTCCATTTGATGAAGTATGAAAAATAAATTCGCTAAAATATTAAATGAAATAGAGTTGGAAAAGCAACAACAAGATTCTTTACACCGTGATAGTAAAGTTCTAATAGTGGATGGCATGAATTTGTTCATAAGAACATTTTCAGCCATCCCAACTTTAAATGAAGACGGTAAGCACGTTGGTGGTCTTTCTGGATTTTTAACATCATTAGCATCAACGGTTCGTATGGTAAACCCAACACGTCTTATTGTTGTATTTGATGGTAAAGGTGGATCTTATAGAAGAAAACAGATATATTCAAACTACAAAGAAAAACGTTCTATGAAAAGTAGATTGAATAGAATTGTAGGATTTGAAGGTATTGAAGATGAACAAGCATCAATAAAACATCAACTGTTTCGTTTATACCAATACCTTGACAATCTTCCAATTACAATAATATCAATAGACCAAATAGAAGCTGATGATGTTATAGCTTATTTATCCAATTACTTAAAAGAAAAAGTTGTTATATTATCAAATGATAGAGACTTTTTACAATTAGTATCAGATAGAGTAAACGTATATCTACCAACAAAGAAAAAAATGTACGATCCAGAAAACTTATTCGAGGAGACTGGAATATGGTGTGAAAACTTTATTTTGTATAAAGCTTTGTTAGGAGATAAGAGTGATAATATATCTGGTATAAAAGGTATTGGTAAAAAAACAATAGAAAAAAACTTTCCTATTTTATCAGAAAAACAAAAAATTGATTTGGAAATGTTCTTGGAATTTTGTAAATTGCACGATGGTAAATCGAAAGCAATTTTATCATTGAAAGATAATTTACAGACACTTGAAACCAATTATAAAATTATGCAATTGATTGATGTTGATATTTCACAATCACACAAATCTAACATAAGAAATTTGTCTGATGGGGAGATCGATTGTATTAAAACTGTTGAGTTGAATAAGTTATACATTCAAGATAAATTGCATTCAATTATACCTAATTTTGATAATTGGATTAAAAAAAATTTCACAACATTAAATGAGTTTAGGAACAAATATGCAAGATAGTTTGTCAGACTACGGACATGCATTTCAATCTAAAGTAATAGCAATTCTACTATCAGACAAAGCATTTTTACAACAAGTTTCAGATATTATAGAACCATACTATTTTGAATCTCAAGCTAATAGTTGGTTGATTGAAAAGATTTTAGCATATCATAATACATACAAGAATACTCCAACCGGAGATGTACTGAAGTCTGAGATACTATCTATAGACGATTCTGTATTAAAGACATCCGTAGTAAAATCCTTATCAGATATTAAAACAAATAAAAATTCAACAGATGTTGAGTATATTAAAAATGCACTATTAAATTTTTGTAAAAATCAAAAAATGAAGGGTGCTATATTAGACTCGGTTGACTTGTTAAAATCTGGCAATTTTGAATTGATTAAAAAGAAAATAGACACCGCTATGAAAGCTGGTGCAGACAAAGATATTGGACATGAGTACAAAATACAGATAGACGCGAGATATGAAGAAGGTTCTAGGGATTGCATTCCTACTGGTTGGAGTGTTATTGATGATGTTATGAATGGTGGTTTGGCGGCTGGTGAATTGGGTATCATAGTTGCTCCAGCAGGAATTGGAAAGAGTTGGGGATTGGTAAGTATAGCTGCAAACGCTGTAAAGGCTGGTAAAACTGTGGTGTATTATACATTGGAACTTAATCAATTTTATGTTGCAAGACGATTCGATGCCTTTTATACAAAAATACCATTCCAAAATCTCAGTGAAGACCATGCACAAGAAAAGATAAAAGAATCGGTAGCTAATCTAAAGGGTGAATTGATATTAAAATATTACCCAACTAAGACTGCAAGTGTTACTACTATCGGTTCACATATAGAGAAATGCATCAGTCAGGGCAAAAAACCCGATTTAATTATTATAGATTATGCTGATTTGATTAAACCTTCTAAAGCTGGTGATAAGAGATTGGAATTGAATGACATCTATGAAGATTTAAGAGGTCTTGCTGGTTTATATGAAATACCATGTTGGAGTGCTTCTCAAGCAAATAGGTCTTCTTTGGAGGATGACATTATAGAAGGTGGTAAAGTGTCGGAATCATACAATAAACTTATGATTGCTGATTTTGTAATGTCTTTGTCAAGAAAAGTTAATGATAAGATTGGTGGTACTGGAAGGTTTCATACTATTAAAAACAGATTCGGTCCAGACGGAATGACATTCCCAAGTAAAATAAATACTATGAACGGTAATATTGAGATATATGAACCAAATTCCGATATGGGTAAGAGTGTGACCGTTAGTATGCAAGGTGATCCATTTGCTAAAAAATTAATGAATACACGTCTGAAAGAGTTAGGTGGTATAGAAAATTTGGAAACAGTCAATAAATTTGATAGTTTTTAATATTTATATTGGAATTAATAATGGCTTATTTAAATTCACCTATACCTATAATAGATTGTTATGTGCGTGGTAACTTTTTGAGAGATCAAAAAGACAATTTTGAAAACAAATTTCCTTGCTTTATAATTGGATTATCTTCTATACCAGGAAAAGCACCACTGTTTCATTTTGTTATGGAGGATGGTGGTATATGGTGGAGAATGCCTATACATGCTTTTTGTTGGAAAGAAGATGCTGAAGAGCAAGAGTTAGATGAGTTAGTATTGTGGGATTCCTTCTCCTACCACATATCTATCACTCAGTTTCCGTACCTAAAAAATAAAGCTGTAAAATTTATATCAAGGAGAAGAGTCGAGTATACAGGAAGATATTTATTTACGATTGATTGGGCTTCCAGTACAGACTCAGGAGATACAGATTACTTGTTCTCCGAATATCCATCACAACATAAATGCGGACACGTAATTATGATGGATAACGGCAATTTTGCCATACAACCTAATAATCGTTTTAGGCTTCATGATCCAGCGTTCACCACTAAAAGTGATTTTGTAATAGATAGAATGTACAATAATACACTGTGGACTGCTGAAAGGAATCACCGTTGGGTTACACCGGATACGGAAAACATGAATTATGACCACACCGATTTAGATGCCGGTGAATCTAATATGGAACGGTCAATATACTATAACGAGAGGTTAAATGAAAATACGAATCAGTCATCTGAACGGTCAGTACGATCTAAAGGAACACTCTGACTTATGTGAACTGTTTTGTGAGCCTGATAATGAAACTCCAAAATATCTTTTTGAAAATGGATGGCTACCAACATCAAATGGTGAGTGGTATCAATGTAGGTCTTCAAGGATAAAAATATCACCAATTTCATCAAGAAGGCATTATCAACTTGCTAAGATTAGAGTTAGTAAGAGTGGAGATTACAAAAAAATATTTGAAAGTTCAAAGTATCTATATGATGGAATTATAGAAGAATTTTTGGACACGGTTTTATCGTTTGAACATGAGATATATTATTTTAATAGTAATATATTTGGTGTTTTGAATTGGTTTGATAATATACCCTATTTTTCATTAGTAGTTGGTGGAAAACTTCATAGAGATGGAGTAACACCAATGACTTGTTATTATTTCATAAATGAATTGTTAAACCACGAATATCCATATCTTTATATTGGTGAGTGGTATGATGAATTTCATTATAAGTCACATTATCCAAACTTTGAATGGTGGGATGGTATACAATGGAATGTAGGTAACTATTAAAAAAATATTTTATCAAAAGTCAATTTTTTTCTTTCAAACGGTATAGTTATTACTATATCGTTTTGTTTTATAGTAGCAAAATAAAGTTTTTATCAAAAAAATAAATGGAGAGATAAATGGACATTAGCAATCGCATCTTGTCTGAAATTACGGTTTATATGAAATACGCTCGTTTCATTCCCGAAAAGAATCGTAGAGAAACTTGGGAAGAATTGGTAACGAGAAACAAAGAAATGCATCAAAGAAAGTATCCTCAATTAAAAGAAGAGATTGAGAATGTATACAAAATGGTATATGATAAAAAAGTATTACCATCAATGCGTTCATTACAATTCGGTGGTAAACCTATAGAAATTTCTCCAAACAGAATTTATAACTGTGCTTATATGCCTATTGATGATTGGCGTGCATTTGGTGAAGTGATGTTTCTTCTTCTCGGTGGCACTGGTGTAGGTTACTCTGTACAAAAACATCATGTTGAAAAACTACCAACTATACACAGACCGAAATCAAAAGAAAGGAGATTTCTAATTGGTGATTCGATTGAAGGTTGGTCTGATGCTATTAAGGCACTTATGAAATCATACTTCACAGGTGGATCATCGATTCGTTTTGACTATTCAGACATTCGTCATAAAGGTGCGAGATTGATTACAAGTGGTGGTAAGGCGCCTGGTCCAGAGCCATTGCGTATATGTGTTGAAAAAATTAGAGCAATACTTGACCTCAAAAGCGATGGCGAACAGCTTTCACCTATTGAAGTTCACGATATTGTTTGCCATATTGCAGATGCAGTTCTTGCTGGTGGCATTCGCCGTGCTGCTCTTATATCATTGTTCTCGGCAGATGATGATGATATGATTTCATGTAAGTTTGGAAATTGGTGGGAATTGAATCCACAGAGAGGCCGTGCGAATAATTCGGCGGTTTTACTGCGTAGTAAGGTGTCAGAAGAATTTTTCAAATCACTTTGGAAAAAAATAGAATTATCAAATGCGGGTGAACCTGGAATTTATCTTTCAAATGATAAAGATTGGGGAACAAATCCTTGTTGTGAGATTGCTTTACGTCCATTTCAATTTTGTAATCTTTGTGAAGTAAATGTTTCCGATGTTGAAAGTCAAGAAGACTTGGAAGAGAGAGTCCGTGCAGCTTCCTTTATCGGAACCTTACAAGCTGGATATACAGACTTCCATTACCTACGTCCTATTTGGCAGAGAACAACTGAAAAAGATGCACTACTCGGAGTTGGTATGACGGGTATTGGATCTGGAAAAGTTCAAAAGTTGGACTTAAAGGCAGCTGCTAAAGTTTCTCGTGAAGAAAATGAAAGAATTGCTGGTATAATCGGAATCAATCGTAGTGCAAGAACAACAACAATTAAACCCGCTGGAACATCATCATTGACGTTAGGCTGTTCATCCGGAATTCATGCATGGCACAACGATTTCTATTTACGCCGTGTTCGTGTTGGGAAAAATGAAGCAATTTATACATATCTTGCAATCAATCATCCCGAACTTATAGAGGACGAATACTTCCGTCCACACGATACCGCGGTTATCGGTGTTCCACAAAAGGCACCAGATGGTGCTATTATGAGAACAGAAAGCCCATTGCAGTTGTTAGAGAGAGTAAAATGGTTCAATCAGAATTGGATTAAACCTGGACACAGAACAGGTATGAATACACACAACATTTCTGCAACAGTTTCTATCCGTGAACACGAATGGGATGCGGTTGGTAATTGGATGTGGGAAAACAAAGAACACTTCAACGGTCTTTCAGTATTGCCTTATGACGGCGGAACATATATTCAGGCACCGTTTGAAGATATTGATGAAGACAAATACAATCAGTTAATGGAAACTTTACATGATGTTGATTTAAGTAGGGTGATAGAATTAGAGGACAATACTGATTTGTCAGGTGAACTTGCTTGTGCCGGTGGTGCTTGTGAGATAAAATAAAAAGAATGGTGTTATATCGATTAGGCTATAACATTTATTATTTACAAACATTTTTTAATTAAGGAGACTTGTTATGACTAAACAAGAACTATTTGAACAAATTTCAAATCTGTATAAAGAATTTGAAGCTGCTCATAACTCAACAAAAAAGAAGGATGCAGCTGTTGCTCGTAAGGCAGCTGGTGGAATTAAAAAACTTATTACACCATACAATCAAGCATCTGTTGCTGAAGCAAAGGCTTCAAAGTAATTGAAGGGGTGGATTTCCACCCCTTTTTTATTTATTCTATATTTATTAGTATGATAAAATTAACAAACATATTGCCAGAAGAAACTAAACGCAAACGTGAAAGATGGAAGCCTATAAAAGGATATGAAGATTCGTATGAAATTTCGTCATTAGGAAAGATAAAACGTTTAGCGGGAGAGTCTCCTTTTAAAAGATCTGGATACGATGATACTACGATTAAACACGATGAGGTTATACTAAAACCACGTAAAACTAAAAACGGTTACTTAGAGTGTGAGCTAATAAAATATAGTAACGGAAAACGTGTTGTTACCAAATACTATATTCACAGATTAGTAGCACAGGCATTTTTACCCGATCCAAAAGAAGGTAAAAATCAAATAAACCACAAGAACGGTATAACCACTGATAATTCCTATAATAATTTAGAGTGGGTTGATAATGACGAAAATCAACAACACGCTAAAGAAAGAAGAAATAATAACTCCTAAATCATAATAATAGTTATTTTTCCCATATTTATATCTGTAATGGTTTGTTTAACAACAAGGTTAATATATGGGATGGCGTGATGTTAAGAAATTTTTTAAAAAAATACAAAGGTGTAGTAGCAAAAACGTGCTTAGTTTTAGGGACGTTCTTCAATCCTCTTGGATTCGATGCGGCTTTTGCCTTTGTAACAAAACTCACAGGGAGTTATATCGTTACAGATCTTATATTTTATGGTGTTGCGCTGCTATTTTTTGGACTTTATTTTTTATTATCTCGTAGGAGTTAGACGTGAATATTTCATCAAGAAAAAAACTAATGGAAGATGCAGAACGTATCTTAAACATAATCAAAGAAGAAACTGAAGGTGTTGATTCAAAAGTAGAAAAGGTGGTTAATAAAATAAAAGATATTATGTTAGAAAAGAATGACAAGATTGCTGCCTTGATAGAGTTATCAAAACTCGTAGACGAAAAGGAATATACAGACATACTCAATTCCTTACATGATATTCAAAAGGTTTATGAAAAGTCTGCTAAAAAAGAAGAACCTATAATGGTTGACAGTCATTACTTAGTGAAGTATGCGGAATCTATACAAGCTAAATTAATGGTTTGTGCTGGAAACAAATTGAACAACAAAGAGTGTGCTGTTTTAAGAAGTGCTTTATTCACCGGATAATAGATATAAAATAAATAATGCGTTCTACCTATGGAAATAAACTTGGTGGTATACCAAGAAGCAATGTACCCGTTCCTGCTAATGAAAAGCGATATAGTCCTATATTGAAACAAAATGGCACGCGTGATGAGTTGATAGATTGGCAATTATATTTTAAAAAAGAGGAAGAAGGTGGGTTATTGCCTGAATACAAAAACTCAGACATTAGAGAGATTCTTGGTCTGAAGGAAATGAATGAGAATGGTGAATTTGGTTACGGCGATATAGTTTATGCTTTTAGGGACATACGATTAGTACCACTACACGATGAATTAAATAATAGAATCACGGAACAAGTAGCTGGGTATACTATACCTGGAACTTGGTATTTGGTAGCTGATTTGTATTTGTATTTAAAAAGAGACGTGGTAATAGAGTCACAAGGTCAGGCTGTTATAAATGAAAAGGTGTCGGGTATAATAGAATCAGATATTCTATTAGCGGTTGGACAGTTGGACTATGCACTAAAACCGTGCAACAATGGGGCCACTAATTATGTTGATTGGTATTATAAATTTTCCACCGATGAAATAGAATCTTTGGGCAATATAAACATTAAACAAAAATCTAAAAACAGTGGAAACTCAGTCAGTATAAGAGAGAGATTACTACAAAAAGTAAAACGTAATGATGGTATAATAAATAGTGTTGTACCATTGGCAAAACGTGGTACTGTTCCAAAAGGTCACGGTGTATTGCCTATCAGTGGCGAATATTCAAACGTAAACATTGGTGAAGTCGTAACTTGGGATGGTTTTACATTAGATAGAAATAATCAAATACCCGTAAAAATACCTGGATTGGGTACAATATCCGTGGAACAGGATAAATCAATAACACAAAATATAGTTTGGCAAACGATATGGAAAGCTTGGTCTGGTTCTGATTATGATAATATAACTATTGACATGAATGATCCAAGATTGGATGATGATTCGTCAAGATATGATGGTGCATTATTACCGTTAGAAGCTGATGGATTTCCAATAAATTCTGAGTTCGCTGAGGGTTACTATGTACCGAGGGGGACAAAATGGTTGCGTGTTAGTAAAAAATTAATGGATGGTGCATTTCCAAACATTTGTCGTGGTAAATCTGGGTGTGGTGAAAAACTGTCCAACGATGACTGTACCAAGGTAAAATTTACATTGGTTGACGCTAAGAGAAGAATAGACGAAGAAAAATATAAATTCATATCTAAAGACACATCAAAGTACTACCCAATACCAGGAAAGCCTTGTTATCAAGGATTGCCAGCTACCTATGAAAGAACTTCCATATATGAATATACATCCAGCAAGGAATGCTTTGATGGTAAAATAGATCAGAACGGTAATCTGTATGGTGAGAGAAAACAATTATTTAACTATACAACTAAGACAGAGGTGGAAACTGTCATAGAGTGGGAAAACATAATAAGAAACTCCATAGATGCTGTTTGTGAATGTTATGAATTATCGGTACAAAACCCACCATGTATAGATCCAAACGATCCATATAATTGTAATATACTCTATACGGACACAATTTATACTATATGTCCAGATGACGGTTTATATTATTATAAAAATAGAGAGATTCCACCCGACGCAGTTCCAACGCGTTTGGAAATACGTGCTATAAGTGATCACGAATGTCATAATGATACCGTAATATCAACATATTATCCATTAAGAATGGACAAAGACATTTTAAGATCAATGCCCATTATGTTTACTGATGGTGGTTTTAATAGTGAAGCAACAATGTCTTCATGTTTCACAAGTTCACTTCAATCTGAAAACTCAAGGCAATACTATACAGATGTAATGGCTTTCGATGAATCCACTAACGATATACAATTCTCATTAATATATGCTAACAAGTTAGGATTGGGTTCAACTGTGTTTGGTAACAGGGAAACAGACACACCATCAAAAGCAAATTATACACAGTACTTACACATGGTTTCGGATGATGGACAAAACAATCTAAAGTTTTATACAAATGGTTCTATTATCGAAAATCAAAATGATTTCTATGTAATAAACTTCAATAATAAAACTATAAAGGATAGAATAGACGTTGGCAATTTTCAAATGAGTTTAATGGATTTGAATGACGAAACTCACCATATAACACTAATAGATAACTCAGGTGATTTGGTAAATAATAAATACTATACAGATTCACCATACTTCTCTTTCAGTATGGTAAGTGGAAGCCTTTCCGATGGTATACATTCATCCGGAGAGGGTAATGCTAAAACAAATACAAACTTTACAACATACGGTGAGATTTATCCAAATTTAGGTTTAATAATATTAGACTCAACTAAATTAAATTCGGAACTAAATTTTACAACCGTAACATCTAGCAATACATTTGCTAAAAATGAATTAAATCTATTTGAATCTATAAGTGGTTCGATGTCAAATGGTAACTCTATGTATTTGAGAAATTCTGTTCGTAGGGTATCAACACACTTTTTTGCAAGAGTTCCGCATACCGAAGCAAACTATACCAACAATCCAACGTTTTCTAATACTAAAACTGATGGTGTTATAGTGAATAAGAGATTCGGAAATGATCCAGTGACATATGTGACAACTGTGGGGTTATACAACGATAACAATGAATTGTTAGCACTTGGTAAATTAAGCAAACCTATGAAGAAAACAAGGGAAAATGAACTATTGTTAGAAATAAAATTAACAATATAAAAAAAAATGCTTGCGTATGTGGGAAAAATTTATTATATTTGTGTATAATTAAGAACGATAGTATTTCGTTCAAAATCACAATATGTTTTATTTTATTTAAAGGTGCTGTAATGGTTACAGTAGATTCAACGGGTTATTTCCGTATTTCAAGAAAAGCTTCAAAAGAAGCAGGATTTCGTGTAGGTCAACGTTTGGCTGTTGTTCAGGATCCAAACCACCGTTCATCATTCAATATTGTTTCATCTAGCCGAGTCTCTAAGAGTAGAGAAGCATTGCGTTATTCCGTAGAAAAGGATGGACGAATTCGAGTTAACTCAAATAGACTTAATTCTTTGGGTGTTTCAAGAACATCTAAGAATCGTTCTACGAGTCCAAACTTCAAAATTTCACGTGGTTGTATCACGGTAAACATCTAATGAATATTATTCCTCCCTACGAATCCGAGTTGGTTGGTAGTGTATAAATCAGATTGGTTTGTATTAGAGGAATAACATGGGGGGACTGAACCTTTATCTTGGTGAATCCCCCCATATATTTTTTAAAGGAAATTATGAAAATAACAGATCAAGAAATAGAAAAAATGTTTCAGATAGCAAATTTGAATAGAAAGGATTTGTTAAATGCTTTGGTACAAATGGGACCAAAATTTCTTCACGATAAAAAAATGAAAGAAGAATATGACGTTAATAACCCAACGAGAAATTTTTGTTATGTTGTATCCGAATTTGTTTATTACTATATCGCACCACAAGGTTCCAAGCCATATGGATTGAGAATAGAAGGTGACGAATCACTTCATAGATTTGTAAAATGGCCAAATGGTAACATAGTTGACTTGACTTGCGATCAATTTGATGATTACTCTAAAGTAATATATGAAAATGCAAGGGTGTGTTACTTTTTACCAGTTAGTGGAAAATGGCAACCCTCAAAAAGAGCAAGACACTTAGCAGAATTATTGGGGTATACTAAAACGTTTTAATTCATTAATGAATATTCAATATGACTACAATTAAACATTTCACAGCAACATGGTGTCAACCGTGCAAAAATTTATCCCCTATTATGAGAGATTTGATAAACAAATATCCGCGTATAAATTATCAAATGATTGACGTTGATGATAACTCAGAAACAGCGTCAAGACTTGGTATTAAAGCGGTTCCAACTGTAATTTTTGAAAGTAATGGACAAGAAGTTCAAAGAGTTATGGGCTTACACACATTCAAGTACTATGAAGAAATTATATTTTCTAACAATTTATAAGGTGTTTTTATGACAGAGTTCTTTCAATATAACACGAAAGACGTTACAATAACCTTACCAAAAATTGTTATTGAAAAGCATGAAAACATTTCGGTAGTTCGTGACGATTTACTTCCAGGTGGAACAAAAAGAAGATTCATATATCGGTATTTGGAATCACATCCACATGTTAGAGAATGGGTATACGCTTCTCCCAGAGTAGGTTATGCTCAGGTTGCATTAGCTCATGCGTGTAAAGACTTGGGATTGAAAGCAACCGTTGTTCTACCAAAAGGTAAACACTTCTTTTTAACAACAGAAGCACTTTCATTAGGTGCAAATATTATAGAAGTCCCTATGGGATTCTTAACACATATACAACATGTTGCAAAAAAATATGCTTCAGAAACACCAAACTGCGGATTATTGCCATTCGGTTTAGACCACCCAATAATAATAGATGAAATAAAAAATATTGCAAGTGGTTTGGATATAAAACCAAAAGAAGTTTGGACTTGTATAAGTTCGGGTGTTTTATCAAGAGGATTACAAGCTGCTTGGCCTGATGCAAAGTTTTATGGTGTTAGAGTAGGACACGGAACAACGGATAGAGAAAAAGGGCGTGCAGAAGTATTCGATTCAAAATATAAATTTAGTCAAAAATGTAAAGCGGTTGAAAAACCACCGTTCCCATCATCAGACTATTACGATTCAAAAGTTTGGTCATTTATTAAGGAAAGAGCATCGGATGATGCTTTATTTTGGAATGTAGGATCTTAAAGGAATAATTATGAATATCTTAACAAAATGGTATCCACAAATTAAAGTAAATTATAAAAAAGATTTGGATTTGACAGTAAAATTTCGTAAATTAGTACCCGAAGCGGTTACACCAAAGTATGCTCAAAACGGTGATGCTGGTATGGATTTAACTGCAACATCATTTAGATTTACTGATACATTCATGGAATACGGAACAGGTATTGCCGTGGAAATTCCAACTGGTCATGTTGGTCTTCTTTTCCCAAGAAGTTCGATTACAAAGGCACCATCGGGTGTTTCTCTAAAAAATTCAGTTGGAGTTATTGATT